CTTGCTCCCATCCTGTCGGTACCCAATTACAAGAAATTAGCGGCCAAGAAAGAAATCAACGTAGTGCGACCCGGCAAGGGGCTTGGAAGTTATGCACTGGTAGAGATAGCGACCATGCCACTGCGTTTTCAGGAAAGGATAAAACTTAAATACGGAGACATGAAAGAGGACGTTATAAGAAACTGGCTCGGCAACCATTACCACATCGATGCGAAAGCCCGGGAATTCTACACCCGGTTCCGTTTTGACAACGGTGATGCCCTTCCGCCGGAACACATCCAAGAATATACGGTAAACGCTTCGGTAATTGAGGCAGTGATGCGTGCCATGGAGGATGCCACCTTTATGCGTAAGGCCATGAAGGCCGGTCCGGTGAACTGGGGCGAGTTGGCAGGAGCCATCAGCTATTATCAAGCAGAGTTCGGCCATACCTTACCCGTGAGTTCCAACCGCTTCAAGAAGCGTGTGAATGACTTCAAGGCCAACGGCTATGAAAGCCTTATCAGCCGCAAGTTCATGAACCAGAACCGCCGGAAGGTGACCTACGACATTGAACGCCTGCTGCTGAGCATCGATGCCCAACCGGAACAGCCCTTCAATACCACCGTGTGGGAACAGTACAATCTATTTGTACAAGGAGAACTGGAGCTATATGACCCCGAAACCGGCGAGGTGTTGAATCCGGCAGACTTTACCGACAAGGATGGAAATCCGCTGGTATTGAGCCCGGCCACGGTAGCCAACTACCTGAACAACCCAAAGAACAAGGCTCTTCGCGGTAAGCTGCACATGAGCCAGTGGGACTTTAACAATGCCTACCGTCCTTATCATCTGCGCAGCATCGGTGAATATTCCTTGAGTAAGGTTTCGCTTGACGACCGCGACCTGCCGCGCCCAATGAAGGACGGCAACCGCGTGAAAGCCTATTATGCCTACGATGTGGTGAGCGGTGCTGTAGTGGGATATGCCTACAACCGGTACAAGACAGGCGAGCTGTTTTTGGACTGCATGCGAAACATGTTCCAGACTCTGGACCGGAACGGCATGTATATCCCCGCCGAGTTGGAAGTGGAACACCACCTGGTAAGCGACTTTGCCGACGGATTGATGCAAGCCGGTACCGTCTTCCCCCTGATCCGCTGGTGTAACCCCGGGAACTCGCGTGAAAAACGTGCCGAGCACAAGAACCGCGAAAAGAAATACGGTGTGGAGAAACGCACGCAGGTAGGCATTGGCCGCTGGTGGGCCAAGCTGGAAGCCAACCGCCCGAAGGAAGAGAAAGTGTATGACGAAAAGAACAACACCTACAAGGTGAAGACCTATAGCTATGAAGAACTGGTAGCCGATGATATACGCGCCATTCAGACCTTCAACGCACAGCCTCACCCAAACCAGAAGCGCTATCCGGGCATGAGCCGTTGGGATGTGCTTTGCGCTCATCAGAACCCGAACCTTGCCCCTTGGGATAAAGCCGTTCTTTACCGGTTCATCGGGCAGCACACCGAAACAACCATCCGGCAGAATACCTACTGTACGGTGATGTACAACCAATACGGACTGCCCAGCCCGGAAATCATCGAAAAACTGGAGCCGAGAAACTACAAGGTAGATGCCTATTATCTGCCCGATGCCGACGGAACCATCAACGAGGTATATATCTACCAGAACGGACGATATATCGCCACATGCAAGCCCGTAGCCCGTTACAATGAGAATACAGCCGAGCAGACCGAAGCCGACAGGGCAGCCTATACCGAACAGGCCAAGTATGTAGCCAAATTCGACAAGATGATGAAGGACGGAAAGATCAAGCGTGTGGGCATCCTTGCCAAAGAGGAAGCGAAGCTGATAACAGAGGTACAAGCGGAAGCCGTTCCCCTTCCTGCACAAGCCGAAGAAGACGATTACTCAGCCTATATGGACATCAGTGCCTTCGAGCATGATGCGGTAGCCAAGATATAATTAACGACGTTAGAACGAATTTAAAACAGCATTCAAATGGAAATAACAAATGAAGTAAAGCAACGTATTGTGGCAGCGATAGCCGCCGACCGTGAAAATTATCCCAGTGACAACCGCCATGCCACGGCACTGGGCATAGCCCCCAGCGTGTACAATACCATCAAGCGGGGCAATTATGAAAAGCAGGTCAGTGATGCCAACTGGGTAGGCATAGCCCGAAGACTGGGCGTGCAACTGCGCACGGAAATGCCCTGGCTGGCAGCCCAGACCCCGACCTACGTGTTTGTGAGCAAGCAGCTGGAAGTGTGCCAGGGCAGCGGTCTGAGCGCCATCCTGTGCGATATGCCCAATATCGGCAAGACCTTTACAGCGAAAGCCTATGTGAAGCAGCACAAGCACGCCGTGTATGTGGACTGCAGCCAGGTGAAGACCAAGCTGAAGCTGATACGCTACATTGCCAAGGAATTCGGCGTGACCAGCAACGGACGCTACAGCGACGTGTATGAGGATCTGGTGGCCTACCTGCGCACGATTGATACGCCCCTGGTTATTCTGGACGAAGCCGGCGACCTGCAGTATGAAGCCTTCTTGGAGTTGAAGGCCCTGTGGAACGCCACGGAACGCTGCTGCGCCTGGTACATGATGGGAGCCGACGGACTGAAGGAGAAAATCAACCGCGCCATCGAAGGCAAGAAGGTGGGCTATACCGAGATGCTGAGCCGCTACGGTGACTCTTACAGCAAGGTGACCCCGGACGATGCGCAGGAACGCGAAAAGTTTCTGAAGGCACAGGCAGCCATCGTGGCCAAAATCAATGCCCCGGACGGTGCCGACATTGCCAAGATTGTTCACAGCACCGGAGGCGGCTTGCGGCGCGTATATACCGAAATCGAAAAATTAAGGAGGATGCAAGCATGAAACTGAAAAGAGCCTACAGCCCCGGTGAGGTGCTGAATATGAAGATACCCCGGTATGAGTTTACCGGGGCTTGGCAAGCCTCGATAGGCAACCCTGCCAAAAGCGGCGTGTGGATTATCTGGGGTGCCAGCGGGAACGGGAAGAGCAGCTTTGTGATGCAGTTGGCCAAGTATCTGTGCGGCTTTGGACGTGTAATCTATGACAGCCTGGAAGAAAGCACCGGCCTTTCGTTCCAAATGAGCCTGAAACGGCATAAGATGGACGAAGTGCGCAAGCGGTTGGTTATCCTTGACCGCGAGTCGATGGACCAGCTGGAGGAACGTCTGCAGCGCCGGGGCAGTCCCGGCATTGTGATTATCGACAGTTTCCAGTACAGCGGGTTGAACTACAAGACCTACAAGGAGTTTAAGGAGCGCCACCCCAAGAAACTGTTTATCTTCATCAGCCATGCCGAGGGGCTTCATCCGGCAGGTAGAAGCGCCCGCAAGGTAGAATATGATGCCGATGTGAAAATCATGGTAAGCTGTTTCAAAGCCTGGTGCAAAAGCCGCTTTATGGAAAAACCCGGTGAACCTTATGTAATTTGGGAAGAAGGCGCTGCCAAAACATTGAAGGACGATAATATGGAGGATTATTTGAATGATGGAATGGGAGAATAAGCTGTACCAGATACTCCTGAAAGGACAGGAGGCGGAGGCCGTGGTGGACGATTGGGTAGAGCGTAACATACAAAGCGACCTCCGTCTGCGCAGGGCCAAGACAAAGGGACACGTAGTGATAGAAACCAGGGATGTGATGTTTGCCCGGAATATCCAGGTATGGCATCCGTCCTGCCAAATAAACATTAAAGATTTGAAGTGATGGAAAAGAAAGAAGAAAAGAAAGTGTGCTGCATCTGCGGCAAAGAGTATGAGGGCTACGGATACAATCCGTTCCCGGTGAAAGAAGAAGGCTGCTGCTGCCAATCGTGCAACTACAGTGTGGTCGTTCCGGAACGGTGGGAACGGCACAAGGCTTATCAGCGCGGTGAGGCGACCGGTGCCGGGAAGGTGTACATCAGCGGAGCTATCGCGCATTATGACATGGATGAGCGCAAGGAAGCCTTCAGCCGTGCCGAGGAGGAACTGAAGGCACAAGGCTATGACCCTGTAAACCCTTTCAGGAACGGATTGCCGGATGAAGCTCATTGGAGAGCCCACATGCGGGCCGACATTGCCCTGTTGCTGGCTTGTGACTATATCTATATGCTGAAGGACTGGGAACTGAGCAAGGGAGCCAAACTGGAACTTGACGTGGCCAGTTCGTGTGGCATTAAAGTGTTGTTTGAATAAAATTAGTCGATATGGGAAAAATAAAAATGGAAACCGGTGTTGTGGTGATGAAGTTGACCGCTACGGTATATAGAGGAACAATTCGTGAAATCCAATCCTCACGCATAGGTTTTTGCGGGGAGTACAATAAAGAAATACTTTCTAAAATGGGTGATGAGTTCAAAAAGATATTTGCTAAGCAAATTGAGGCTGAATACAAAGGTAAATCAGTGAAGCCGGATAAGATAATTTATCGTGTCAGTACCAAATCAACGGAATGTGAAATGATTCTTAATGGTAAATGACATGGCACAGGAAGTAACCAATTTCGCCCGGTTCTACACATTGTTCAACAAGCTTCCCTGTACAGGAGACCGGGAAGAATTCAAGAAAAGCATTGTGCTGCAGTACACGTGGAACCGGACGGACAGTCTGAAGGAAATGACAGCCAAGGAGTATGAAGCCTGCTGTACGGCTCTGGAGAAGCTGAGCGGACAAGACGAATGGCGACAGAAGCTGCGTGAGGAGCTGCGGCGGAAACGGAGTCTCTGTCTGAACCTGATGCAGAAGCTGGGCATAGATACATCCGACTGGGCACGAATCAATGACTTCTGCAGTAATCCCCGAATAGTCGGCAAAGCGTTCAGACAGATTACGGTGGACGAACTGGATGAACTGGCGGTAAAGCTTCGGTCCATACAACGGAAAGGCGGCTTGAAGCCCAGGAAAGAAAAGCAAACGATTAACCCCGTGAGCATGGTATCACTCATTCAGATTGACCCTGATGCTCCGGCAAACTGATAGGATATGGAAAATAGAAACACAAAGATTTTAGAGAATCTGAAAAAGGAAATCAACCTGCTTGCCTCTGATATGGAGAAGCAAGATGCAGCCGAGTTTTATAGTGAATTGGCTGACTGGGCATACGCCAACGGAGAGGCTATGCTGATGGAAGACGAACCTGAAATGCAGGATTATGAAAACCAATAACCCCAAAAAACAAGAATCATGGAAGAAATGAAACAAACGACCGTGGTAATGACGGCAGAGGAAAAGGCGGAATTTGAAGCCTTCCAGAGAGAAAAAGCAAAGAAAGCGGCAGAGGAAAAAGCCAAGAATGACCGCGAAATGTACAAACAGATGGTGGATGAGGAGATAGCAAACTCCATTCCGGTACTGCTGGGCATCAGTGAGCAGATCAAGGCAAGCAAGCAGACTGTGATGGACAACTTCAAAACCATTCTGGAAATGAAGGCAGACCTTTTCAAGACCAAGGTGAAGGATGACCAGCGCAGCCATACCTTTACTAACAGTGAAGGCGACAAACGAATCACGCTGGGTGTGTATGTGACCGACGGTTACCGTGACACGGTGGAAGACGGTATAGCCATTGTGAAGGAATACATCGAAGGTCTGGCCAAAGATGAAAAGACCAAGGCACTGGTGAGCATGGTGCTTCGTCTGTTGGCCCGTGATGCCAAGGGAACGCTGAAGGCTTCACGCATCGTGCAGCTTCGCAAAGTGGCCATGGAAACCGGAGATGACCGTTTCATTGAAGGTGTGCGTATCATTGAGGAAGCCTACCAGCCGGAAGTGAGCAAACAGTTTATCCGTGCTGAAATCAAAAACGAAAACGGAATGTGGAAACCTATCCCTCTGGGAATGACAGAATCATAAATAATAGAACTATGATACAAGAAGTGGAGAAATCTCCGAAAGTAGCCCTGTGCCGTGCTTGCTACGGTACAGGTAAAGTAAAGAAAGTTGTAGAATATCCCTCTCGGATCTTTGGAAAGAAGCGAAGCGAAACCGTTGAGGAAGTCTGCAGACAGTGTGAAGGAAGTGGCCGGGTAACGGTAAGCGCAAAAATGACGCTTGACATCCGTCCCTATAAACCTAAAGTAGAACCGTCTATGAACGATTAAACCTATATGGGAAAGCGGCACGGAGTCAGTTATCAGAAGCGTGTAGTAGAAGTAAACAGGATATATGACCATTATGCCAGTCACGGTGTACCGAACCGTGAAATATGGCGGCGGTACATATATCCTGTGTATGCTATTAGTGAGCGTACATTCTACAATATGCTTAAAGCGTCCGCAGACCCTAAAAATGATTTGCCGGACGATACGGTACAATTGAAATTTAACTTTGACTGGGAATGAATGAAAACGTAAAAAAAGTAGTGGCCCGGATACTGAAAGACATTCAGGTGGAAATGAGTGATGAGTTTGACAAGAACTTTGAACGGCAGGCTTTTTTCAGTGAGAAATGGCAGCGACGGAAAAGCCCCATCCGGAATGAAGGTAGAGCCATACTAACAGATACCGGGGCGCTTCGGAAAAGTATCGGAAGTCGGACAACGGAAAACAGCATTACCTTCTTTACCTCTCTGCCCTATGCGGCCATTCATAATGATGGCGGTGAAATAGTGGTGACCAAGCGGATGAAGCGTTTCTTCTGGCATAAGTATTATGAGGCAACCGGAGCGTTCGGTAGAAGAAAAGACGGCAAACTTCGAAAAGACAAACGAAATGTCCGGCTTGATACAGAAGCCGATTTTTGGATGTTCATGGCTTTAAAGAAAGCAGGAAGCACCATCAGGATTCCCCGACGCCGTTTCCTCGGCACATCGCCTGAAGTGGAAAAAGCCGTCCGTGAGATTGTAGAAGAGAACCTAACAGAGTATTTTACCATTGAATATAATATCATAAGAAAATGAGAAAAGAACTTTACCGGATGCTTTGCCGGGAGCTGAAGGCCATTGACCTTATCAAGCACATAGACTTGTGGAACCATAATGTGGAATTCATCGAACAGGAAGAAAACTGGGAGCGTCCGGCTGTCTTTGTGGAATTCTGCCCTATACAGTGGAATGCGATTGTTCCCGGTGTGGAATACCGGGCAGAACCTTTGATTAAACTGCACATCGTGACGGACTGGGAAGGTTCGAGTGCTGAGGGCAGCGAGCTGCAGGAGGATGCGCTGAAGGTGTTTGACCTGTCCGGACTGCTTCATGCACAGCTTGCCGGATTGAGCGGGGAGACCTTTTTGGAGCTGGATCTGGTGGAGAGTGATACCAATCACAACCATGAGGATATTGTGGAAAGTATCGAGGTATATCAGTGTGTGGCCATCAAGCGGCTGCAATAGCCGTCTTTATTAGACAGAAAAAGCCGCGGACGTACAAATTACCGTCTGCGGCTTTTTTGTTCAATACAGGCAAAGTAAACGCAATCAGGCAGCCTCTTTCTTGTAAAGCATCATATCTGTGTAAGAAGAGTTGTAATTCATGTGAGCATTGAATTCCACCTTTGTGCAGTTTTCAAAAGGATTACCTAAATCCCTATTTTTACCTATCCATTCGCACAGCTCCAGAATTGAAGATTTGTTGGATGTGAAATATACGTATGAATGCCCCTTCAGTACATTCAGCACATCCAGATAGTCTGCCATATTCCAGTACATGTTATAGGTCCCTACGTCAGTGGACAGATAGGGCGGATCAACAAGAAATACTACTCCAGGAATATCTTTATACCGGTTGAATACTTCCTTGTAATCGCAAGATACGATTTCCAGCCCTTCGAGATAGTCCGTACATTCCGGGTAGCCGGTCTTGCGTATATTGTTGTATAAAGCTTCCTTCCGCATATCCTGAACAGACAGTTTGTATTTCATGGAAAACAAGATAGAGGAGGAGAGGGTAATGAAATCCACATATCCGGTGCTATTCTCTTCCTGCTCGATGCGGCTGAATATTCGTTCACGCAGTTCTCCTTTAATGATTTTATGACGTGGTACGGAATTCCCTACCATTTCGCGAATGTCAGCAAGCAGCTGATTCGTTTGCGGAATGTGCTTCATGCGGAAGCGGTAGTTATCAAAGTCATTATAGATAACAGTAGAGTGGGGCTTGAGGGATTTGGTAATGTGAGACAACAATCCGGAGCCACCGAACAGGTCAACAAACAATGTTCCATCCGGATATTGCTCCAGCACTTTCATGAATTCCTTGGCTAACATACGCTTTTGCCCGACAAATGGGAGAGGGGCTGACAGATACATCTTTCTCATACGTTCAATTCAAATTTTACATTTTCATTGCCGGCAAGCAGCTGTTCTGTTTTGTCGATGTTGTTTTCGTAAATATGCACATTCCCCAGATTCAGGGTGATGGATTTTAGTGGCAACTCAATCTGTCTTGATATTAGATACAAATGATAAATATCTGCCGGCAGTCCTAAATTCGCATCGCTGCTTCGCTGATAGGCGGTCATGACCAGTTCTCCTTGCTCTATCTGGAACTGAACAAGACTAAGGCATGGAGCCTGGTTGCTTTCTGTTCCTGTAGATCCGAGAAACAATATATAGTTTTTGCTGTTCCTTTTTTCCCTGTTTATGCGTTCGATGAGTGGCGGCAGTTTTTCAAAATAGGTTGGGTAGCTGTTCACAAGGATAGAGCCGCAGTAGTCCCACCAGTTGATTCCGGCCTCCCTGTATTTTTCCACGTTTCGTTCGCCCCTCATAAACAGTTGTAACTCGTTTTTTAACTTCTTCCGCGCTATGGTATGCCCCTCGAATATATCAAGAAGGTCGGCAGGGAGCAGCGTCAGCTGTTCATTCAGTAGGTAGCGGATATTCCCTTTTTTATTGCTTTGCATCTTTCCGGACGAAAGCACCTTGCCTAAGATTTGATAATACTTGTCCATGATATGAATGTTATTTATTGCGATACAAAGGTAGGGTAGGGGAGTTTGCCTTTAGTGGGAGGAAGTCCTGATTACACTGCACACAAATTGCAGTCGGTTTTAAAACGCTTGATCAGGTCATACACCTTTCGCTCACTGATGCCATATCGTAGGGAAAGCGTAGCTACGATATAAGACACTTTTTCACCATTGGTCTGCAACTTGTTATATTCATTATATAGTTCTATATATTGCACGTCATCGGGTCGTATGCCCATGTAATGGCACGTTTTTAAAAGCTCTCTGTTCAATTTTAGTATCTCAATTACTTTCATATCCAGTTAAATTTCGTACATTTGCATTGTCTCACTTATCATTGCGCAGAATAGCGCTTACATAAAAAAGCCTCTTACTGGCGAACGAGGGTATCTGCCCCCGGTCGTGCCGGTAAGAGGTGCTTTATGTTTAAATGGTAAGTGAGACGACTATTTAACAGGCCGGGGGCTTTTTTTTATCCTTCCCCCGAAGGGATTGTCAATCATTCAATCCGATATAAATCCAAGTTGAATACATCTTTCCTTTTCCATCCTTCAGCCAGTGTGTTTTGGATGTGTCTGACCGCTTGAATGTAGAAGTCCTTCAGATTATCCAACTTTTCAAAGGTATGGTATTCGGGCTGTTCATCCGAACCGAATTTGAATGTAACCGGAAGGGTCTCTCCGCCCGTCTGAACGGCCAAATCGTATGCTGCCTTATAGTTGTATTGGTTCTCCGTAGAAAGCCATACAGGGGCGCCATTATAGGCGAATCCGGATAGGATAGCTGCATCAGTCTGGCTGTTATACCATGACATAACCAATGTGCGGATTTCCTCATCAGTAGGCTTGTGTCCGAACTCCTCTTCCATGTAGGAGGCAGAGCCGTTCTCTTTTTCCTGCACATCCCAGCGGATGCGCCATTTGTCTTTAACCGGGTTCGTGCATTCCATCAGCGATACACCGGCACTTCCTTCAACTCTTCTCATGTAAACACGTATTTGGTTCTACCTTTGCCGAATGTCTCTGTCTTGATGGTCGTTTCAAACGGGAAACCATCCGGCATTTCCTTTACTTGTGCGAGAATATTCTTCATTTCCTCGCTGTTGGTGAAGAACTTCTTTGCTTCGCCGTTCACTTCGATGGCCACAATACAGCGGTCTTCTCCCTGCTCGGTCTTGATACCGGTCTCAAAGTCCTTCACTACAATCGGTAAGTTTACCAGTTCCCGGATGCTTACCACCACACCGGGAAATCGCTTCTTGCCGTCCTCCGGCTTGTAAGCGACATTCAAGTCTTTAAAACTTCTCATTTCTTTGCCTGTTAATTTTTTAAACAACTTATTACAGTCA